GCTAAAAGACAATGAATGGAATTGTGGAAATAACATTTGGGTTATGAATGTATTAGCAAAAAGTAATTGTTTACAAATTATGAAATGGGTTAAGAATTATTTTAGAGAAAAGATTGAAGTTAATGAATCTGTTAAATGGGTAAGACAAGATAATAACTTTCATATTTATAGAAAATCAGAAAAGTTTAAAAGGGAGTTTCACGTATAATGGCTAAAGGTGCAATAGTATCAGCAATCATTCAATTCGTAATAACAACTGCAATAAGTTATATTCTTGCACCTAAACCAAAAGCACCTAGACAATCATCACAAGACGAAGCTAAAGGAACACTAGTCAATAAAGATTCTAACAACAATCCTATTCCTATTGTTTATGGAAAAAGACAAGTTGGTTTAACTAGAGTATTTGTAGAATCTTCAGGGGCAGATAATCAATATCTTTATGTAGCAGGAGTATTGTGCGAAGGTGGTGGGGCAGGAATTACAGCAATAGATGAAGTTTATGTAGATGACAAACTAGTAACCTTTGATGGTGCATTAACTAATGGAACATTAAGAGGTGTATCTAGTGCAGATACTAATTTCTATAAAGGTGGCGAATCTTTAATATCTATTCAAGGATTTTTTGGATTAGATAATCAATCAGCTTCTTCTTTGCTTGACGAAACAACCAACTGGACTTCAGATCATAAACTATCTGGTCTTGCTTATGTTGCTTTACGTTTTAAATGGAATCAAGATGCTTTTAATGGCTTACCAGAAGTTAGAGTAACTGTAAGAGGTAAGAAGATTTATGACCCTAGATTAGATTCTACTAAAGGTGGTTCTGGTTCTCATAGACAAGATGACCCAACTACTTGGGCTTATTCTGCAAACTCATCTTTAGTTCTTTTAGATTATTTAAGAAATAGTAGATATGGAAAAGGATTACCTAATGATGCTTTTGAAACTAATTATGATTCATTTAAAACTTCTGCAAATACTTGCGACACACAAGTAACTCCTTATTCTGGTGCTGTAAGCGATATAAACTTATTTGAAACAAATGCAGTTATAGATAGTGAAAAGAAAGTATTAGAGAATGTAAGAGAACTCTTAGTACCAATGAGAGCAATCTTTAATTACACACAAGGTAAATACAAAGTTATTATTGAAGGTACTGGTTCATCACAATTACTATTAACTAAAGATAATGTTGTAAGCGAAGTTAAATTACAAGGTGAAAGCAAATCAGAAAAGTATAACCGAGTAATTGGAACATTTACAAACCCAGAAAAAGATTACCAGTCAGATACAGTTTCATATCCACCATTTGATGATTCAGCTTTAGCAGTAGATGACCAACACGCAACAATGTTAAGTGATGATAACAATACTTTACTTGAAAGAAGTTTTGATATGTTGCAAGTAACTTCTCCATATCAAGCAGAAGAAATTTGCGAGAACATATTAAAGAGATCAAGAAACAATTTAAAAGCAGAAGTAACAGTAACTTCAGAAGCACTTAATTTATCTATTGGAGATATAGTTACAGCTACATACGATACAGCAGGATTTAGTGCCAAGCCATTTAGAGTAATGTCTTTAGCTATCAATTCAGATTCAACAGTAACTTTAGGATTAGAAGAACATCAAGATAACTTTTATACTTGGGAAGAAAAAGGCGAAGCACCAACAATAGCTGATACTGTATTACCAAATCCTTTTTCTGTATCTGCACCAGCTTCAGTTACATTATCAGATCAATTAATTGAATACTCAGATGGTGTTGTTATTACTGCTTTAGATGTAACCATTGGTGCATCACCTGATAACTTCGTGGACTTTTACCAAGTAGAATACAAACTAAGCACAGAATCAACTTACCAAGTATCTGGTCAAGTCAAAGGATTAAATCATAGAATACTAAACGTAGTTGATGGATTAATTTATAACGTAAGAGTAAAAGCATTTAATACATTAGGAGTTCAATCTAGTTATACTTCTGCAACAAGAACTATTATTGGTGGAATTGCACCACCAGCAGATGTTGAAGATTTTGCTTGTAATATTATTGGTGGAGATGCTCATTTATCTTGGACACAAATTGCTGATTTAGATTTAGCTTATTATCAAATTAGATTCTCAACACAAACAAGTGGTGCTTCTTGGGCTAACTCAGTTTCTTTAGTTGAAAAAGTTGCAAGACCAGCTACTTCAGTTACAGTTCCAGCAAGAGTAGGTTCTTATTTAATTAAAGCAGTAGATAAAAATGGAAACTTATCTTCTAATGAAACAATTATAGCAACTAACATTAATACAATAGGAAACTTTAATGCTGTTGCAACGCAAACTGAATCTCCTACATTCTCAGGAACTAAAACAAATGTCATTGTATCAGATGGAACATTAAGATTAGATTCATCAGAACTATTTGATTCTGCAACTGGAAACTTTGATTCTGCTACTGGATTTTTTGATTCAGGTCTTACAGCTTTTGATTTATATTCTACTGGTAATTATTTATTTGCAAATCCAATAGACATAGGTGCTGTTTATACTTCAAGAGTAACTGCTTCTATTACACAAACTTCAGATAATTTAGATGATTTATTTGATTCAAGAACTGGTAATTTTGATGACGCACCTTCTAACTTTGATGGCGATACTCCTGCTAATTGTAATGCACATATTGAGATTGCTTTATCTAATGACAATGTAACTTATACTACATTTAGAAACTTTGTCGTTGGGGACTACACGAGCAGATTCTACAAGTTTAGAGTAGTATTAACTTCTTTTGATTTAAGTTCTACTCCAGTTATTAGTGCTTTATCAGTAAGTATTGATATGCCAGATAGAATATTTAGTGGAAATGATATAACTTCAGGTACTGGAACTTATAATGTGGTTTTCACAAATCCTTTTTACAGTTCAAGTTACGCAATAGGAATAACAGCACAAGGATTAAACACAGGAGATTTCTTTACAATTTCAAATAAAACTGTTAATGGTTTTGATATTGCATTTAAAAACAGTTCAAGTACTGGAGTAAGTCGTGTATTTGATTATTTAAGTAAAGGATATTAGATAGAATATGGCACAACATGACATGAATATCGCCAATGCTGGATTCCCAGCAGTAAGAAGCGATTTAAACAACGCACTATCAGCAATTCAAACAACTCATTCAGGAACATCAAGACCAACTGGTGCTGTCGCAGGACAAATCTGGTTAGACACTACTTCTGCAACTACACCTACTTTAAAATATTATGATGGTGCTGATGATATATCTTTAGCAACACTTGACCATTCTGCTAACACAGTAAATTGGTTAGACTCAACAGTATCAATTACTGGTCTATCAACAACTGCAACTGGCACAGTATTAACACTTTCAGATTCAGCTTCTACATCAACAGTAAATTTAATTTTAGACAATCAAAAAGAAATTCGCTTTCGTGAAACAACAGCTAATGGAACTAATTATGTAGCATTAAAAGCACCAGCAAGTGTTAGTGCTGATTTAACTTTTACTTTACCTGCAACTGATGGAACAAATGGACAAGTATTAACAACAAATGGTTCTGGGGTATTATCATTCGCAACTCCAGCTTCTGGTATTTCTTGGCAATCTTCAGTTAAGACTTCTGGTTTTACTGCAACTGCTGGAGAAGGATATTTTTGCAACACGACTTCTTCTGAATTTACAGTAACTTTACCTGCAACTCCAACTGCTGGACAACAAGTAGCAGTAGTAGATTATGCAGGAACTTTTGATACAAATGCACTTACTATTTCTCCTAATGGAAATAAAATAGAAAGTGGGACTGGTAATTTTCAATTAACTGGTGAAAGAGAAGGTGTATTATTAGTTTATATAGATTCAACACAAGGTTGGTTAGCAACATCAGGAATTAATGAAGGAACAGATGCTTTATCACCAGTAGCTTATTCAATAGATTTTTTAGTAGTAGCTGGTGGAGGAGGTGGTGGTTCTCATGTTGGAGGAGGAGGTGGTGGAGGAGGATATAGAACATCAACTCAAACAGTAACAACTGGAACAGTAATTACAGTAACAGTAGGAGATGGTGGTGCTGGTGTTATTGATGATAGTGGAAATGGTGGAAGCAATGGTTCTAATTCTTCAATTTCAGGTTCAGGATTAACAACAATAACTTCTACTGGAGGAGGTAGAGGTGGTGCTGGTGGTTCTCTTGCTGGTCAAAATGGTGGTTCAGGCGGTGGAGGTGGACATACTCCTACTACAGCTGGAGGTGCAGGAAACACTCCAAGCACATCTCCAAGTCAAGGAAATAATGGTGGAACTGGTCATTCAGGTGGACAATATGGTGGTGGCGGTGGAGGAGGAGCAAATGGTACTGGAGGAAATGGTAGTGATGGTGTAGCTGGAGCTGGAGGTGCTGGAACATTAAATTCAATAACTGGAAATTCTTGGTATTGGTCTGGTGGTGGTGGTGGTTCATCATCTGTAGGAGGTGCGGCAACATCTGGTAATGGTGGTATCGGAGGAGGTGGTGGTGGAGCATCAGAAGGTGGAACAGCTGGTACAGGCGGAGGAAGTGCTAAAAATTCTGGTGGTAATGGAGCAACAGGTTCTGGTTCTACTGGAGGTAATGGAGGTACTAATACAGGAGGAGGAGGAGGATGTGGAGCTCATGGAAGTGGAGATGGTGGTACTGGTGGAAAAGGAATAGTTGTTATAAGTGTACCAACTTCTAACTATTCTTCTACAACTACTGGTTCTCCAACAGTTGGAACAAGTGGTGGTAATACAGTAATGCAATTTACAGGTTCAGGGAGTTACACAGCATAATGGCTAGTTTTGCAAAAATAGGATTAAATGGAAAAGTAATAGAAGTTTTTTCGGTAGTTAATGAAGTTCTTCATGACTCAAATGGTATTGAACAAGAAACAATAGGTATAGATTTTTTAACTAAATTAACTGGTTGGGCTATTTGGAAACAAACATCTTACAATACACATGGTGGAGTACACGATAATGGTGGAACACCTTTAAGAAAAAATCATGCAGGTATTGGTTATACTTATGATGAAGATAGAGATGCTTTTATTCCTAAGAAACCTTTTAATTCTTGGATATTAAACGAAGTTACTTGTCTTTGGGAAGCACCAGTTGCTAAACCAAATGATGAAAATATGTATTCTTGGAATGAATCAACATTGACTTGGGATATACTAGAAGTATAATTTAAAACGAAAGGAAGGATAAGTGGAAGCAACTATTAATGGGATATTCCCAACACCAATTTATATATCAAAAATAAATAGAGAACTAACAAATAAAGAATTATCATTTATTGATAAAAACAAATTAGATGTTTATAAAAACGAAGGTAACACAACATCTAATGATAATTATATTCTAAATCAAAAAGCATTTAAAAATTTAAAAGAAGATTTAGATATTACAATACAAGATTATTTTCAAAAAGTTATATCTCCAACAGATGCAATCACACCTTACATTACTCAGTCTTGGTTAAACTATACTGAAACTAATCAATATCATCATAAACACGCACACCCCAACTCTTTAGTATCAGGAGTATTTTATATTAATTGTGATGAAAAATTTGATAAGATTAAATTTTTTAATGACAGATACCAAACAATTAAACCAGAAGTAAAAGATTGGAATATATGGAACTCAGAATCTTGGTGGTTTTCAGTTAAGACTGGAGATATAATATTATTCCCATCATCATTAACTCACATGGTAGAAACAAAAGAAGGAGATAACACTAGAATAAGTTTAGCTTTTAATGTTTTTATAAAAGGAACTATTGGTAACAATAAACAATTAACAGAACTTATTGTATGACAGTTAGAAAATTATCTATTGAAGCAACTATAAAAAGATACACTAATGAAAATGGTTTTTCTTGGGGTATCAATACAGTAATGAAATCCTTAGCACCTGACGCAAGTTATGATTTAACTTCTGCTGGAGGAACATTTATTATAGATAGATGGGATTCTCCTTTGCCACAACCTACATCACAAGAAATAAGAGACGAATATATTAGACAACAAACTATTGCAGAATGTATAGAATACTTTAATAAGGTTAAATGACATTATTTTTTATTGGATTGATTTTAGGTTTGTATTGCGAGTGGAAGTTTGAAATCGCAAAATACATTATAGAATCAGTTAAAGAACATCTTAACATCAAGTAACCTTGAAGTTTTGTTGCAACGCACTATATATCGTCAATGATATATACGACTGAAGAAAATAACTTTTACTCAAAGGAGAACTCAATGTTAGATTATAAATCTATCAAAGAATATTGGACTAAGTTCTACGCAGATGCTTTTGAAGATGCTAAAACATTTTGGAAAGATTATGCCAAGACTATTGAACAGTTTTACACAAAGAAATAAATAACTTTATTTTGACAAACTAATTTGATATGTATGCACAAAAATTAATGTGCATTTACAAACTTTGGATTGGTGGTTGTTGCTTACTATCTAGTTGCAAATGCTTAGATAACTATGCCAAGAACTACCAACGAAGAACTAATCAGTCTAAGGGGACATATAACTGGAATAAAAAGAGAAGTTAAAGTACTAGGTACTTCTGTCTATAAATTAGAAAAGA